TACCGCCGCCAACTAGCAGAGATTTTGGTCGCGGTCGGTTGGTGGCCTAGCGACATTGTGTTTGACGCTCGAGATATGGCAACGGTCATTAAAGTGCTTAACGAGGCAAACAAAAAACGGAGATGACGTGGCGGAAGTATCGGCAAAAATTGAGGTTGTAGGGCTTAAGGATGCCTTGAAGACCCTCAACAAGATTGACAAATCTTTGCGCCGAGAAATCACCAAGGACTACAAGAAGATCGTCCAGCCTGTTATTGACGATGCAAACAAACTTGTGCCTACTGGCGTACCGCTGTCTGGTATGGCGCGCAACTGGCAAACCCGATCAGGGTTCCAGATCTTGCCGTGGATACCTGGCATGAAACAAAAGATCGCTGCCAAGATCAATACTCGAGCAATCAAGGAGTACAGCGGAAACAAAACCAATGTGGGCACGTTTGCCATTCAATGGAAAGGCGCAACTGGCACAATGTTTGACACGTCTATGTCTGGCTCACTAGGGCGCGCGCTAACTGCACGCTATGGCAGTCGTTCGCGAGTAATGTGGAAAGCGTACGAGCAACGCCAAAACGATGTCATGTCCGAGATGGAGCAATTGGTCAAGCGCGTCATGGATGAAGCGAACAGAGAGACCGCGTAATGGCAATCAATATCCCGATCATTTCAGAGTTTGACGGCAAAGGGATTAAGAAGGCTATTGCCCAATTTAAGCAACTGGAAACGACATCCGAAAAAGCCCAGTTTGCTATTAAGAAAGCGGCGGTGCCGGCAGCTGCAGCGCTCGGCGGATTGGCTTTGGCGCTTGGTGACGCAACCAAGGCTGCAATGGAAGATCAGCAAGAGCAGGCAGCGTTAGCGCTTACTTTGCAAAATGTGACTGGCGCGGGTGCTGCACAGACCGCACAGATTGAAGATCAGATCAGCGCGATGTCTCGAGCGTCTGGTATTGCTGACACCGAATACCGCAAGAGTCTCGAGGCTTTGGTGCGCGGTACAAAAGATGTTGATCTTGCCATGAAGGATATGAACCTTGTCATGGACATCAGCACAGCGTTGCAAATGGATTCCAGCACCGTTGCAGACGCGCTCGCCAAGGCATACCAGGGCAACTTTAAAGCGCTCCGATCTTTGAGTCCAGAAATGGCAACGATGATTAAAGAAGGCGCAAGCCTTAACGAAATTATGGACGTGCTTGGCGGAACCTTTGGCGGTGCTACTGCCAAAAGCGCTGAAACGGCTGCAGGCAAAATGAAGATTTTGACTAACTCGCTTGGCGAAACCAAAGAGTCAATCGGTGCTGCGTTGTTGCCCGTCCTTGAAGCCGTTTTGCCTGTGCTTAACAAGTTCGCTGCATGGGCTCAAGACAACCCTAAAGCATTCTTGGCAATTGCAGCTGCCATCGGCATAGTCGCCGCAGCAATTGTGGCCACAAACATTGCAATGGCACTCAATCCATTCAGCCTTATTGCAGCAGGCATTGCATTGCTAATCGTTGGTCTTGTAACCGCGTACAACAAGTTTGAGTGGTTCCGTGACGGCATCAACCTAATTGTCAACACCGTGATCGGGTTCTTTGCCGGCATGGTTAACGCTGCGATCGGTGCGGTTAACGCAATTATTAGCGCGTATAACTCAATTCCGTTGTTGCCTGATTTGCCAAAAGCCCCAACCGTGCCCGTGCCACAACTTGGCAAAACATCTAATACGCCTGCACCTGGACGTATGAGCATTCCTCGACTAGCCGAAGGTGGCATCGTGTCATCACCTACCTTGGCATTAATCGGTGAAGCAGGCCCAGAAGCCGTGGTGCCATTAGATCGCATGGGAACCGGCGGCGGCGTAACCATCAACGTGACTGGCGGGCTTGCTACTAGCGCAGAGATTGGTCAAGCCGTGGTCAACGCATTGCGCGCCTACTCACGGAGTGCAGGGCCGTTGGCTCTGAACATTGCCTAATGCCAGGCGTCGCTGTCGTTGATTCAGGCAACTATGACCTGCAGATCGCTACAGGATTTAACGTCAATGCGTTTACTCTTGACGACACAACCAAAGGCGTTTTAGACAACACGACTTATGTCTTAGACGGCAACACCGAGTTTGCAAGCGTCATGGACTCGACTACGAGGATTACCGTAAAGCGCGGCCGACGCGACATTGGCGACACATTTAGTGCCGGCACGATGACCTTCACCATTCAGGATGTGGACGGGGTATTTAACCCATTTGACCAAAATAGCCCGTATTACGACACCGCGGAATCTAAGCCAGGTCTCGCTCCTATGCGCGAAGTCAAACTTATTCGATACAGCTCTACAGATGTTGCCGAGTTGTTGTACTCGGGATATGTGGTGAACTATGACTACAACTTTGCGCTAGGTGGTCTTGACACCGTGACGGTCTATTGCGCTGACCAGTTCTATTTGCTGTCACAAACCTATTTGGACGAGTTCAACCCATCAGCCGAAACATCAGGTGAGCGCATAGAAACCGTGCTTGATCTGCCAGAAGTTGACTTCCCAGCCCTAGCCCGAGACATCTCAACTGGCACCGTCAACCTTGGCCATGACGCTTCATACACCGTGCAAGCTGGCACCAACGTGCTGCAATACATTGCCCAGATCAACGACACCGCAGAGTTCGGGCGCCTGTTCATGTCCCGCGACGGTGTGCTGACATTTCAAGACCGCATCGGTAACACGTTGTCCGCATCGGTTGCTGATTTCCATGATGACGGCACCGAATACAAATACAACGGCGTAGGAATCTCATTTGAGGCTGACGCCGTAGTTAACCGCGTAGTCGTAACAGGCTTGAATGGCAACACCGCAACAGCCACCGACGCAGGCTCGATTGCTACTTATTTCATTCAAACCGACAGCATCACGAACAGCCTGCTACACGAACAACCATCTATTGACACCGCTGCGTCCTACCTGCTCAACCCTGAACCCGAGGCACGGTACACCAGCGTGGAAACTGCGTTCCTCATGCTGACCACAGCACAAAAGGACACCCTGGCAACCCTAGAAATAGGCGACACCATCACCGTAGAAAAGACATTCCCAAGCGGTGCCGGCACAACCCAGTTGGCGCAAGAGCTGTCGGTTGAAGGCATCGAGCATTATCTGGACTTCTCTACAGGCCACCGCGTGCTTTATAGCACCGCGCCAACAACCATCGTTTATGAGCTGATTTTGGACAACGCCACCTATGGCACACTTGACGCACTCAATGTTTTAGGATAGGAGACACTATGGCAAACCCATTTCCATTCGTCGCAGGTCAGGTGCTGACCGCAGCGCAGTTGAACGGCATCGGCGAAGCAGCAACAGCATTCACACCAACCTTTACTGGATATACGCGAGGCAACGGAACAAGCCAGTCGTATTACACGCGAGTAAATAAACTTGTGTTCGTGTCGTGCATGGAAACACTTGGCACAACTTCGGCTGTTACTGGAACGATTGCTATGACGTTGCCAGTCACGGCATCACGAGTGAGTTCAATTCCAGTATCTCGTGGTTTTATCGAGGACACCGGAGTAACACTTTATTGGGCGACCATATACCCACAAAGTACAACAAAAGTTCAGGTCTTCACAGATGCAACTGGTGGAACTTATGCAACAAATGGTGGCGTTAGTGCAACCGTTCCGATGACTTGGGGCAACCTTGATGTGTTTGGATTCGCATTTGTATATGAGGCAGCATAATGAAAACTAAAGAACAATACGCCGAGGAATGTCGCACAGAAAACCCTGAAATGCACGCAACAGAAAACGGTGTTGTTAGAAAATTGGCTAAAAAAGAATACGACGAAGCGGTTGAAGCTTGGGCTTTAATGCGTTTTTATCAAGACAACCCAGACCAACAGCCAGCACCGACACCGTTCGGCTGATGCGTTGGCGTTACCTCATCGGCTACGTCGCACTTATTGCGGTCGTTTTGTGGGGTTGCGCGGGATGCGGTTATAACGGCTCGTATCGTTACTCATGCCAAGACCCAGCCAACTGGCAAAAACCAGAATGCGAACCACCACTTTGCAACCCATCTGGAACGTGCACAAGGGATTTAATTTATGAGACCACGCCTTAAACCCGAGGAGCTTCACGCTCGACTAATCGTGATTGTCGGAGTCATTCTTGCCAGCGTTTTTGCCATCACGGTTATTGGCTTTGTTTATGCGTTAATGTTTGTAACCCAGCCGATCGGCAACCAAGCACCAAATGACGCTGCTTTTATAGACCTGCTATCAACTTTGACCGTTTTTATGACTGGCACGTTGTCAGGCTTAGTGGCCTCAAACGGACTAAAGTCAAAACCGAAAGAAGGAGCCAAAGATGTTGAAGCCTAAAGACAAAGCCTTACTCGCCTCATACGGTCGCTCGGTCATCGCAGCGGTCATCGCGGTTTACTCAACAGGCAACACAGACCCAGCCGATCTAGGCAAGGCAGCGCTCGCCGCGCTTGTACCAGTTCTCATCCGATATGTGAACCCGAAAGACTTGGCATTTGGTCGTGGCAATAGCCAAAGCTAAAGCAGGCGTCCCAAACGCACGCGACTACATAGGCAACGCCGATGGTGCATCACCAGCACCACGTGCCGGCATGAACGAATGGATAAAGCAAGCCATTGCAGCGTCTAATGGCGCGCTTTGGAATAACGGGTCTTGGGGTCAACGTGACATGCGCGGTAAACCAGGTTCTTTGTCGGTGCACGCAACTGGCAGAGCTGTTGATCTGTCGTATCGCAAAAGCGAAAAGAACCCAAAAGCAGGCCGTAAAGAAGCGCTGGTCTTCATTGACAAACTGGTCGCTAATGCCAACGATCTTGGCCTGCAATGTATTTTGGATTACTTCCCAGAACCACAAGGTCGAGCATGGCGTTGTGATCGGTATGCATGGCTTAAGTATGACAAGCCAACAATTCACGGTGCACCAGGTGGCGATTGGTTTCATATTGAGATAACCCCACAGGCCGCCGACTCGGTGATCTGGGTTAAAACCGCATTCTTAAAGGTGTTTGGGGAAATCCCACCCAAGGCTTGATCTATGTTCTAGGGTCGGAGTACCGACAAAAGGACAGGCAATGACTGACCCACAGATCTTTGATTACAGCGTCTATACAGGAGTGATGGACAACGGCCAAGAAATCTTGGTTCAGATCTTTACTAACCCAGAATCGGGCAAGTTCCTTATGGGACAAATTGCATTCAGATCGCACGTTTCATCATGGGGCGTGCCCATACCTTTGGAGAAACGATGAACTATTTTGCAGAGAAAATCATAGGGCTAGTGCTTTGTACGGTCTTTGGCTTTACGGTCGCTGTGGGGGCTCCTGACGCGTCTGGTAGCCCGTCTGGGACTATCGCCTTAGCGCCTTATTTGCTGGAGCCAAGCACTACTACGTCAAGCACGTCGTCCACGATTTACATTGACCCGTACAGCTCGGCTTGTGAGCAGTTCAGCGCGCTTGCGGTAAACCTGGGCTGGCCACAAAACGAGCGCACCGTGCTCGAATCCGTCATGTTCCGTGAATCACGTTGCATACCGAACGCGGTCAACAGCAAAGACCCAAACGGTGGGTCGCGCGGACTAATGCAGATCAACGGATTCTGGACACCATGGCTAACCGATGCGGGCATTATCACTAGCGCAGAAAACTTGTTACAGGCTGATGTTAATTTGCGTGCAGCGTTAGCAATTTACAATTACGGCGTAGAACGTCACGGTTACGGCTGGGGGCCATGGAGTGCAACTAAATGAGTGAAGGCGTGGCATGGAATCAAGGCGAACTATCAGAAGAAACCCGAC